CTGAATTTTGCAATAGTAAATAATGCTCAATTACCGTATCTTCTTCTATAAACCCAACCGTTTCCAAATCCAAAACAAAAACAGATTCTTCTTTTTCTTTTCCTGTAAAGGTTATTTTAAAACCGTTTAAACTGCTTTTTGCACCTCCAGTTTCGTAGGTTATTGTTCCCGCCTCCATCCCGTTATATAGTCCAAAAATTTTATAAACCCCGTTATTATCAAGATACAAAATTCTGAAATCTATATTTTGCAATAACTCAATTTCTTTTGGGTCTGCTCCTTGAAAAGCCAAAGAAATGCTTTGATTAAAAAACTTTCCGCCTTCGTTTTGCTCCATTGATTCCGAAGCATTCGAAGCCTCTACACTATGGAACGAATAAATAAAAGTATCAGGAAAAGAAACTAATATATTGCCGTCTGTTAAAATTTGGCTTCGGGAATATTTCACATATTTACATAACCATACCTTGCGAACTCCCCCAACACTATCTTTACACTTTCTATTATATCCGCTTATAATTTCCACCCGAAACTTACTTTTACTTTTTGAGCATCTACTTCGTCTTGGCATTGTTGGTATTCGGTTAATGGGTTTTTACAAATCCATTTATTGAAACGACCGATATACATTTGCGCTAAGTTGTGATATTTACCAGCTAAATACTGGCATTCCTCTTTTGAAACAACCTCTATTTTATCTCCTGTATGCTTCACAACCCCACCGTTATCAACAACATAAGAAGCTATTTCTATATATTGAGCTACTGCTTCATGTTTTGTAATTGGCTTGATTAAATTGGTGTACAATTCAAGATATAAGCCAGCCAACGTGTTCGCTTCTTTGTCTGATTTTATTTTATCGTACAGTATCGAACCCAACAACGGTTCGATAACCGATATTTGAGCGTCCGCAATACAGAAAATATACTTATCCGTGTCCGTATTTCCACTTAAAATAGTGGAACGGGTCATTTCTTCTGGGGTAATAAATAAAATCTCAGCCATTATCTTTTCTTTAAAAATCCGTTGTTAGGCATATCCATTGGCTTAACTGTGCTTAATGGTTCGGTGCTTTTTGGAATTTCGGTTTTAATATCTAATTCCTTTAATCCACGTATCATTTTTTGAGCCTGTTCAATTGTGATGTATTTATTTGATTTTTTCAAATATACTTTTCTTTGCCAAAAATGATGACAATCGCCACCGCCTTTATATTTCAATATATCGTATGTGTTTGCTCCTTCTGGCCCCCATCCCGGATTGACTGCTCTTTTACTAGCCAATTCAATATCTTCTTGTCTAAACACACGCCCGGCACTTATCATTTTTTTACAAAATTCACGTTCAGGATTTAAACTTCCTGCATATTCAAAACGAACCTTAAAAGTGTCATTATCAATTTCACTTGGGGCAAGTGGTAAATTACTCGGCACGCTTGCAAGATTTAAAGGTACTGAATTTTCATCGTATTTTTCAACATCAATCAAATCATACTCGCTTAAATCCTCAACTTCTCCAGCCTCAATAAATAAATCTAAATCATTCTTTTTTTTTTGCTCCGATAATTGAACCGTTTTAGGCTCTGTAAGTGGCGCAAAATACAAATCCAACATTATACCGTAAAAATTAATTACCTCCTCGAATGCTTCTATAATTGGCGTTTGCTTTGGTTGTATAACACGCTTCATTAATTGTGCTTCGGCCTCATCAAGTTCGTTTGCATTGTTTCCAAAACCACCGTCTGACATAATCCCGAATAGTTTTGGACTTACAACTTTATGCCCAGTCATTATCTGTTGCCTACTTTCGCCTGTCAAATATTCCCATTGTTTATGTTGGGCATCGTTTACAGGAAAAGGTATGATTGTTATCTCTGCATCACGTCCATTAAAAGAAAGAACAAAACTCATTGCATTTGGCGAACCAGTCAATTTTGCTTTTATTTTTTGCTCGAATACGTCTTTTTCCTCGGGGGTCATTGTGCCACCGTCTGGAACGTTTATAATATAACCTGCACTCAACCCCTTTTTTATTGAATTGATATAAAAGTTTGCAAGTTCTTCTTCCATTTCGGCATAAGGAAGTGCGCTCAAATAATCAGGGTCGCTAAAATAGTTCTTTCCTGCCTTGTATGGCTTTATGCAATAGATTTCTATATCCTCGTTTGAAGTTCCGAATGATGGATAAAATACAGGTGTGTATTTTTGTGTATTACTCCAATCTTTAGAATGCCAATAACCCTCAATTACGCCTTCTTCATTTTCTAAAGATGGTACAATTTGCTGTTTTGGTATGTGGTAAATTGCTCCTAAACTTTTTTTATCTTTCGATTTTATAATCTGAAAAGAAGCCTCTCCAAATAATTCAAAGTCTGAAACTATTTTACGAATTTCGTTAGGTCTTAAAATAGCCAAGAAATTAACCCACGCGCTTGTATTGTTGTTCCTGCATCTCAATCCATTACCATAAATCAAGTTAGCGTAACTATCAATAATTGCAGCATTGGTTGGACTTCCATTAAAGCGGTCAATAATGTATTGGTAAAATTCATTATTTTTTCCATTAAGCACCCAATTTTTAGACTTGTTTTCTTGTAATTTAGGTCTTACATAATTGGATAGTTGCAATAATCTTATATCGTTACTCATAATAGTAATGGTCTTTTGTTGCTTTAAATTCCTGCGTATTTTGTGAAGTTACAAATATTTTCTCTCGATATACCACAACATCATTTTCTAATATTTTTAATTGAAACTTTTGGCTTTCTGTACAAATTAAGTCAAAAGTCATTGTTATTAATCCATTAACGAATATGTACCCGTTATCGATTGTTTCTGTTGTTTGTAATGTTTCGTCATACAATTGCAATACAAGTTCATCACTAGGCGAAAATCTAGGGATAAAAGTAATTTCGTGTGTTGTATTTGTTGGTAATAAAACTATCATACTATTAAACAAAAAAAACCCTATTTTGTTACAAACAGGGTTTTAATTACTAATCCTAAAAATATCAAACCAAAGCCAAAAATGCCGCTACTGTTGCAGCATCTAATTTAGGAGATAAACTTCCTGTCGTAGAAACACCCGTAAGAGTATATCCATTCAATTCTGTTTTCGCACCTCCAGTAGATTGCGCAACTGTAAAATCAATACCATCATCAATTCCTATTGCGTGATAAATTCCATTGCGGTCTTTTACAACTGCCATAGGAAATCCATAAGCGAGTAAGTTCATTTGAGCGGATGTGGTTGCATCTATTTTCTTTAAAACAATAGTAGTAGTCTGGGTGTTTACCGCTGTTCCTGTATTTCTGTCAGGCGGCATATTTTCAGCCACATTATTTCCATCACCTTCTAATTCATATTCAAAAACCGTTGTAAGCAAAGGATTTATCGCTGTAGCCACTCCTGCCACTACTGTAAACGGGTCTTCAACAAAATTAAAAAGATACAATTTACCTAAACCTCCTAAGGATTGCCTACACGCTTTTAAACGTCCTGCTGTTAAATCACAAGCCATAATTATATATGTGTTATTTAAGGGGAGAACTAACTCCCCTTTATTTCTAATTTAACTAAGCAATCTCTCTTGCCCAAACAATTTCAGCACCATTGTAATAATTTACCCCTGCGTTGTAAACCATTGTACCGATAATTTTACCGTTCAACAACGTGTCATCTTGGTCAACCAATCTAACTTCGTTGTGGTCTGCTAAAAGTCCAGTTCCAAAGATTAAGTTTTTAGGCTCGGCAATTACGATTGTGTTTGTTGGCAATCCGTTTACTTCATCCAATGTGTATTTACCGATTTTCATTGCTGTATTAGCATCGCCACCCAATCCATTAACGATTCCTTTTGAAACCAATAGGAAGTTATAAGCTTGGTAAACATCAGGAGAAACACCTACTTTCAAGGTTTTTCTTCTCAATTCAATTGGCACTGCATTCAAAGCCAATTTCAAGTGAGCTTCAACATTTGATTCAATTGTTGCCGCTGGAATATCAACATCAATAACCGTTGCATCGGCTGCAAACAGTTTCAAGAAACCGTCAAATTCGTCTGCGTTTCCTCCGTCTCCGTTCCAAATATTGTCATCCAACTCCTCGGCTGTTT